TGCTATGCACTGCAGAATTCACTGAACTCTATTCTGTGCGATGCAGAAATGGACAGTTCTGCGAAGCAGGCCGCAATGGAAACAAGCACAGAACAGTTTGCAGAAGCTATGAAAGGATATATCCCGAACTGGGCTTCTGGCACAGCGACGAATATCAGAAAGAATCTGGCTACACCAGATGAAACAGATCTTCAGATGGTTATGAAAGCACATAAGAATCTGACAGATATTATTGAAAAATCAAACGAAGATAATGAGAAAGGGGAATTGGAAGACATGCTTAAAATCAACAAGTCTAAAATGACCGCAGAAGAAAGAACTGCGTATGATGAACTTATCAAAAAATATGCAGTAGAAACAGAAGAACAGACAGAAGAACCGGTTGGAAAGAGTGCACCTAAAGCGGAGGATCCGGATATTGTAGATGATTCCGAAGTTACGAAAACTCAGAAGTCAGTAACACCGCCACCAGCAGCACCTACAACAGAGACAAGTGCAGACACCGGAGATGATATCTACAAAGGATTACATCCTGCTGTAAGAGCAAGATTAGAGGCTCTGGAAAAGAGAGCGGCAGAAGCAGAAGAAAGAGAGCTTCTTGATGTCGCAAAGAAATATGAGATTGTCGGAGAAAAGCCGGAAGAATTAGTGAAAACTCTGAAGTCTTTAAAGGATGCAGGCGGAACCGCATACAATGATATGATTAGCGTTCTGGACAGAAGCGTTGATATGGTTGAGAAGTCTGGCGTATTTAGCGAAATTGGGAAGTCCTTCTCAGGCAATCCTGTAGCATCTATTAAGAAGTCTGCAGCAGAAAGTAAGATCGATACTATTGCAAAGGGATATATGGAAAAAGACTCTGCTCTGACATATAATGCAGCTCTTGCAAAAGCGTGGGAGGATCATCCAGAACTCTTGGATGAATATGAAGCAGAAGCGGGCTATTGAGAAAGGAGTGAAGAAAGATGGGTACAAACTTTAACGGAACAATGATCAACCAGTCTGTGACTATCGCAGAAAAGGCAGGAGCTGATATTGCAGATGTCCGCAATCTTATTCTGAAATATGATGAAGATGGAAATGTAGTGATCGCCGCAAACGGAACAGCACCCCTGCTCGGCTTATCTATTATCGAAGGTGGCTACAACGATATTTCTGGTGCTGAATCAGGAAAAGTAAAGAAAGGTGATGATCTTGAAATCCAGATCAAGGACATTGGCTATGCAATTGCGTCTGCGGAAATCAAAAAAGGACAGGAAGTCACAGCCACCACAGGTGGAAAGGCAGCAGTAGCTAAAGCGGGAGAGTACGTGATTGGTGTTGCCCTCAATTCTGTGTCTGCCGGAGGATACAGCAGAATCCAGATTGCAAAATATCAGAAAGCAAAAGCGTAAAGGAGGAATGTAAACATGAGAAATACAACAGCGGGAATTAAGGCTGAAATCGCAAAAGGCGTGTTCAGACCCCACACAGCACTTACTAACATGGCACTGGCTTATTACCAGAATGCCAGCAATTATTTCGCAAAAGCTCTTTTTCCAACCTGTCCGGTAGGTCTTTCTTCTGACAATTACTACATTTTTAGCAGAGAAGATCTCCTGAGAGATAACTGGCAGAGAAAACCGGCATATGGCAAAGTTGACCCGACAACAATTGGCGAAAGCACTGACAACTATGTCTGCAAAGTAGATCAGATGATTATGGGTATCGACCAGATTCGCCAGACCGACCTTTCCAGACGTCAGGGTCCATCTATCATTCAGCCTAAACAGCAGCGCACTAGAACAATTGCAGAACAGGCTAACATCCACCAGGACCGTTTGTTTGCAGCGAGCTATTTCAAAGAAGGAGCATGGAAGAACGAACTTGAGGGTGTTGATAACACCACTCCAAGCACAAACCAGTTCATTAAGTTCAGCAATGCAAATTCTGACCCTATTGCATTTATCGACAAAGAGAAGACCGACATGAACCAGCAGACAGGTCGCATGCCGAATCGTCTTGGTCTTGGTATTAATGTATTTAATGCTCTGAAAGTACATCCGGGCATCCTCGAAAGGGTTAAATACGGTGGAAGCACCGCAAATCCGGCATCTGTAACAGAGAATGTGCTTGCGCAGTTGTTTGGAGTTGAAAAGATTGTAGTGCTTAAATCCATTATGAACAGTGCAAGCATGGGCGCAGATGAAGAAATGCAGTATATCGGAGATCCGAACGCATTTCTACTGGCTTATGCAACTAACGCACCGAGTATCGATGAACCGTCTGCAGGTTATATCTTCACATGGGATATGCTCGGCAATGGACAGATGCTTCCGATCCTGAACTATCTTGGAGAGAATGGCACACATACTGAGTACATTGAAGGTCTTATGGCGACAGATATGAAGAAGACATCTGACGATCTTGCAAGATTTTATAAAGCTGCAGTTTAAGGAGGAACCTATGAAACTTGTTGCAAACAAGCCATGCAATCTGAATGGAAAGAAATATTTCATCGGTGAAGAAGTCCCGGTTGAAGAAGTGGTTGATTACGCCAGTTTAGTAAAGATGGGGCTGTTATCAGTGATTCATGACGCTGTTCCGGAGGATAATCTTGAAGAATGTGTTGCTATGGTAGGAGAGGTAAGCTTTTCTATTCCAATTGTCAAAGGTCACGAGACGATTGATTTGGACGTTACAGAGCCTCAGATGCAGGATGCAGTAAAAACTATGCAGATGAGTGCAGATGCTGCTGTAGCTCATATTAGAGGGAATATTGAGGACGATACAACGCTTATTATCATCAATGCTCTTGACTCCAGAGCAACCGTAAAAAAAGCAGCAGAGTCAAAAGCCAAAAATCTCATTGAACAGGAAGAAAGTAAAGGTGATGCCTGATGGCAGGAACTTATACATATGAACCTGCCATGATCACATCGTATGGGAAAGATCGAATGAGGTTTGAACTTGGAGATGTGATGGTAGATGGAAAAGAGAGAACTTGTGCATTGTCAGACGAGGAATACATCGTTTTGTGTGATGATGTTCAGTCTGCGAAAGATTGGAAACGGGCAAAATTAAAGTGCCTTGAAAGTATATTTCGCAGGTTTTCTTTTGAACCTGATACAACAGTTGGCCCTACCTCATTCAAATTTGGTGATAGGGCTAAATTGTGGCAGGAAGAATATGAGAAGCTGAAGAAAGACCTGAAACTTGCTTCTGTATCCCCATCGGCTATTCTGATGAATGCCGGAGATACAAGCAAACAGCCAGTGCCATATTTCTACAACGGAATGATGAGCCATGAAGAAAGTGATGGTGTAGATATATGATTAGTCCATTTGGCTTGATGTATCTAAGACCGGGAAATTTATGGACAGATTTTGTGGTAAGACGAAAGAGCATTCGCAACATACTCGGACATCCTGTGTCAGATTTTGAAGCGAAAGGCGAGATATCAGGAATACTTGCTGAAGCATCTACACATGAATCTGACCGAATGAAACACAGGTGGGATCAGGAACAGCATTCCTTAACCCACACTCTTGTTATCCGAGATTCTGCAAATGTAAAGCAGGGAGACTATCTAACTACCGCAGGAAGAACCTTCCTCGTTCTCTTGTGTGAGGATCCCGGAAACCTTGGAGCAACTGGCTTAATATATCTTGAAGAAAGGAATGATCTGAAATGACGCCTGCCGAAGCAGCAGAAGCAGTAAAAGTTCAAGTTCAAACAGACAAGGAACGGATAGAGCAGCAGGTGATCGCAAGATATCCAAGGGCTTCAAATGCCCTTAGAAATGCTGCATTATCTGTACTGGCAAATCCAAGCCCGTCAGCTCCGGGCAGTCCACCGGGTGTTCGGAGCGGACATTTAAAAAATAACTGGCATATGAGCGGCGGTGCGGTATGCATTACTTCAGGTATGGGATATGCTGGCTATCTGGAACATGGTACCAGAAAGATGGCGGCCCGTCCTTTTGTTGACAAAATACAGCAGACGGCATTACCGAATGTTATGGCTATATTTGCAGAAATCGGAGGTTGATATGCTTATTGATCACATTGAACGAGCAGAATTTAATGCGGAGGAAATGCGAAGAGGAACTCTCGTCTTTGCAAAACATAAAACATGGAAAGAGGGAATCTCAGGTATTGTTTATCGCGCTTCTGCGGAACAGATTACAGTAATGTATCCGAATTCTCTGACAAATACCCAAAATCATTTTTTTATACCAGTTTCAGAAGTTTATAAAAATGAGTGGGAAATAAGATATTCGGGCGATGGTCTTCGTACTGTTCAGGAATACAAGGAGGCTGCGGATGAATCTTAGCGAACTGATTTTTAAACGTCTCTCTGCAGACGAAAATTTGCAGACAATGCTTGCTACATATGCCGGAGCACCTGCAATATTTGATTCTGAGTTTCCGGCAGACCAGCAGGAAGGATGGGAAGGAGCCACGCAGTATCCGAGGATATGCTACCGTATCGATATGCAGGTCAATCAGGAACGATCATCGGCGGGAACCTTGTATGTTGCAATGTATACGGATAAAACCAGTACGATAATTGAAGATATTGAAACAGCTGTGAAGCACTGTCTTCAGGACGTCCTGATGAAGCCGGCAGGAGAAGCACCGTTTTGCGTGGCGTGGGCGCGCACAGAATCGTATGCGATTGAGGGAAAAGAGGTGTGGTGCAAAGAAATGGCATTTGACATCCTCGAATACCCCGAACAGTTCAGCACGGATCCTGATCCGGTTCTTGCGGTAGCTGCGTATATCAAAAAGATATTTCCAGAGACAACAGTGCTTGGCATAGACAATGTTGGAGATTTTGTCGAAACATCAAGAACTCCCGTGTTCTATTGCAGATTGGCAAATATACAGCATACGACAGGGCATTGTATGAATACGATTTCATGGTTTGTAGGGAAGATTGCTGTACATTTGATTTATCCGGGAGCTGGCACAAGGTTAAAGACACTTGCATCTATCAATCAGAAGGTAGCCATAGATGAGGAGATAATCATGCTGGATGATTCCCCTATGACTATTCAGGGATTAGAACTGAATAATAAGTCAGATTACCTCAGAGAGGGACAGCTGACTATAACTGGTAAATATGGATGTCTCAGATGCAGTGTGAAAAAACATAATATTGCAAGAATAGGCATGGAATTCACAAATTGAAAGGAGAAGCAATGGCAGAAACAAAGAAAACAAATGCTCCGGAAGAAACAAAAGAAGTTCTTCCGGCAGAGAAAGAAACGGAATATGGGGTAGATGAGCTGATTGCCGCACGCGATCAGCTTTTTTCTTGCCCTGATTGCGCGATGGTGGCACTGAAACTGTCAAAAAAGAAAAGCATGACTGTTTCAGAAGCTGAGAAGCTTGTCGAAGAATTTATGAAGAAGGAGGTCAAATAATGGCGGAATATTTCCAGATTCCTGAAGTAGGTACAAAAGTTCGACCAGGAAGTTATTTCAACGTAGATAAGAATGGTGACGATGATTCTTTCGGGGCAATTGACGGAGTTGTTGTAGCTGTGTTTAAAGCAACGTTTGGACCAGTAGATAAAGTAACAGTCTTAGAGAGAGGAGACGATTACACAACAATCTACGGAGATGGATTAACGACTGACCTGATTCGTGAAGTTCTGTATGGTGGTGCAAAGAAAGTTATTTGCTGTCGCCTTAATGGAACGGGCGGAGCTGTGGCGAGCGTAAGTCTTGCAGCTGCAACTGGAAAAGTTAAGATCACAGCAAAACATCCAGGAGAGATGCCATTTTCTGTAACTATTAGAAACCGCTTAACTGACAAAGACAGGAAAGAATGCATTATCTATACAGGAACTACTGAATTTGAAAAAGTATATTTTTCAGCAGGCGATAATGAAGCTGCAAGTCTTGTAAGTGCTTTTGCAAATTCAAAGAATTTCACGGCTAATCTTGAAGAATCTGCAAAAGGAATCATGACTAATGTGAATCAGACAGCGTTTACAGGAGGAAAGAATCCTACAGTAGCAACTGCCAATTATTCAGCTGCTTTTTCACAGGCAGAAAAATATTTCTTCAATACAATTTGTGTTGATACAGAAGATACAGCAGTACATGCGCTGTTACAGGCATTTCTGGACAGAATTTATGAAACCAGTCAGTTTGGGATTGGAGTTGTTGCAGAGAAAGATAACAAAGATTTAGACGAAAGAATGAATGCGGCAGCAGGATTTGATGGTGAGAATATAGTTTATGTTCTCAATCCAAAAGTCTTTATCAATGAGGGAACTCTGGATGGATATCAGACTGCCGGCTTGATTGCTGGACTTATTGCAGCAACTCCTGCAAATCAGGCAGTGACTCATATGGTGATTACTCGATATGTAGATCTTGTAGAACCGCTTACAAATACTCAGATTATAAAAGCGGAACTGAAGGGATGCTTGGTTCTTAGTAAGTCTACAGAAGATGAGGTATGGATTGATGCTGGAATCAATACACTGATTAATCTTCCGGATAACAAAGATAAAGGTTGGAAGAAAATCCGCCGTGTAAGAACAAGATATGAGTTATTGTACAGAGCAAATGCCCAGTCCGACGCTTTAGTTGGAAAAGTCGATCCTGATAAAAATGGAAAAGCCACTATTATTGGAAAAATTCAGGGAATTATCAATGCCATGATCAAAGAAAAAAAATTAACAGCAGGAACAGTAACTGAG